CGTTATTGGATTCGACGGATATAAAGTGGTTGACGGCCAGGACTTGCCGTAGGGTAGCACTATGGCGCCGTATTTGTCTTTGTTAGTCTCAACCAGATAATCAGTCGATACGGTCAAAATGGTATTGTTCCCGGCTGAATCCAAATATGAAACAATGGGTTCGACCCCGGCTGTGTTCTGTAGGTTTCCGAATGGAAGCGTGATCTTATTTTTATACCCGTGCAAATGCTGAAAAGGATGATATCCCGGCCAATGGTCTAAAAAATAATCCCAGGTCTGGGTCAAAAGCCGTCGACTTGTAATCTTTTCTACGTGCTCGCGCGCGGACGTGATAAGACCGGTAAGCAGGTCATCCTCTGCTGAAATAGCTGCGCTTGTCAGGATTGACGTTCCAAATTCACACGCGGCCAACAATACCTTTGACGCGGTGCGGATATACCGCTTAGTTCCGGTATATGCTTTTTTATAATCAGCATTGTCGTTTGTGGTTGTGATCTGCGTGAACGCTCCGCCGGTCCAGGCCGTGTAGCCTGTAGCAAGCTGATCGGACTCTTCAATGCGGGTGTCATTGGTTCCGGTTGCCCCATTGGTCCCGGAATGGATAATCACTTCAGCCGTTTTGCCCAGGACATCAACGCCTGTGCCCACATGCGTGGTATATTCGTTGAATACGGCATGGGCCCCATAGGCCAAGCATTGAGTAAGGCCTAAATTATCATCAAAGGTTCCCGAGTCAACCCTAAGATGCAGTTTAAGCTCTGCTAAAGTGATCGGTTCTAAAACCGGCTGCGTGATTAGGCTTGCTTTCATTTTAAAAACTTCCCCACTATTACAGAGATGAATCCTCCTAAAAACCCAGAAGCCCCTGCAACAGAAGTGTCAAACTTTTTGCGCTTATCAAACTTTTTTTCAAGCTCATCTACTTTTCCTTGTGTAGCGCAACTGCATTTATATAGCTCCATCGTTATATCGAAAAGGACTTCCAGCTTGTTAGGCGTGGGCATGTTTGCATAAGAGTTACGGGTTACCGGTTCCATATCATTTTCGCCTTTTTTTAGTTTTACGTTTCCGTTTTCTTATTCTTTCCTTTTTATCGGCCGCAATCCGACGTGAACTTTTTGTTTTCATTATTCAATTCTACCAGCAACAAAAACGCAAATGGCACCCGTACTGGACGCGTCTACCGTTAAAGATGTAGCAGCAGTAAGCTTCATACCGCCTTTTGACAAAAAATCGAACTGGATAGAAGTGTTTGCGGCCATAGCAACAGGGCCGATCAAGGCGGTCGTAACCGCGCCCGTGGTTTCACCCTCTCCAATGGTTAGGGATTGAGCAGAGGCACCGTTATTGATTGTTAAATGATCTACAAAGATTGAAATTCCAGCAGCCGGAGCAGCTTTCAACTCTTCGCATCCGCTCGCGTCCGCTGAAACTCCGTTAAGGATAAATCCGTTTCCGGCCATTGCTCCATGATCTGGGGTTGTTACTGTGATTGACATAAGTTTTCCTCCGAGAGGAGGGTTTCCCCTCCTCGGATTGATTAAATTTTAGGTATGATAATGATCGGTTAAAGCTGTGTAAACGTTCGGATTTGCATCTGTCTCATACCAGCAGTTTATATTGGATAGCAGATTAGCGCCATCCGGCGTTAGGGCGCCGGTTAAGACTCCGCAATTAAACAGAGTAACTTCACTCGCTACCGCTCCAACAACAGTTAAACCGCCGATTAGTCTATAGCCTTTGAAACGGAAACGATCATCTGTGCTTTCCGTAATTACCGTTACAAGTCCCTCAATTGTGTGCCCACATCCATCAGCATAAACCCTGATAGCGTTACCTGATGCTCCAGTGCGGTTAATATCAATGGATGTGCCGGATGAATTGCTGCAAGTGAGATTTTTCAGGAAAAGATTGATCCGCTTTCCAACATTAGTATTATCCACTTGCAATCCGACAATAGCCCCATGATCGATTTCGATATTTGCCAGAGTAGCCGACCAGGTACCGGATGCAGCCGCCGGATCGATACCAATAACATGCGTAATACTTGCGGACGAGGATATAACTACATCCCCATCAATGCCTTCAACCACGACTCCATTAACATTAGGCCAGACAACAGCAGCGGCCTCATTATAATCGCCCCCGCGCATAATCACGGTTTTTCGTGAAGTGGTTACAAGGGTGAAAGCCTTTGTTAATGTAGCAACAGGAGATAATAGACTTCCGTCTCCATAAGTATCGCTTCCTTCCGGATCAACATAAATCTTTGAAGTGTTTCTTTCGTCATGAATTGCTCCGCCCGATGCAATAACCAATACATCGCCGCCTTGTTTCCGGTAAACTTTCGGTTGATATGTTACATCTGCCATTTTAAACTCCTCCTATGATCCTGTGGTTACCCCCCGGCGGAGCAGGATAACTCCGCCGGAAGTAGTCATTTAAGACCAGGTTTAAACAGTCGGCGTAGTATTGGCAACAGGTGAATCCAAGGGGTTACCCTTGATCACGTTTATGCCGATAATGGTACCGGTGCTATGGGTTCCATTTGCCGTCACATCGACTTTTAAAAATCGACACGGACCCACATATCCAACCCTATAAACCTGATTGGTGTCGGCATCCGCTTCGACGTGATTGATAATCCCGCTTGACGGAGTTACGCCCAGGACATCGATCGCGCCCACATCCGTCCAAGAACCATGCACGCCAGCGCCCGTGTCCGGGGAGTCATGGAGTTCTACATCAAAATCAACGGACGAAGACAAGGTATCTGCATGGTCTCCGTAAGTGATTTCGATTTCACAACTTCCATAACCGGCCAAATCGATATCGGCGGTTCCGGTAATGCCGGTGCTGTAAGTCTTGGGAGCGATTGCTTGTTCAATTTTAATATTGCTGTGTAAATCTTTCATTTGCTTTACCTCCTCTTTCTTTTTGGTTTAACTTGCCGCAATCTTGAAAGCCTTGATTGCTTCGTACATTACAACACCGCCACCGACTCGTTTCGTGGTGTAGAATAAAACCTTTCCTTTTTCGGTAAGATTATCGCGTAAAACACGAATGCCTTGCCGATCAACGATCAGGTAACCGCGTTTGAAGTTTCCAAAATAAATGGGGTACTTCCCGGCTCCGATACTGTCCACGTTGTCGTCGATATCAACCGGATAACCCAGAATAGAATTGGGAGCGCCCAACTCCACGCCCGGTCTCCAGATATACTTGCCGTCCCCATCTTTGAACAGGCGCACGGTTTCGAGAGTAGACCGATTCATCAAAAAAGATGATCCGGCCAAATAAATCGGTTTGAGCGCCATTTGCAAAGAAATCAACTTGTCCACGTTGTTAAACAAAGACGCGTGACCGCTTGCAATGTAACCCAGGTTTCCCCATGAATAAGAGGAGTTTGCTACTTTGGTGTAAGCGTTCAAACTTTTCGGGGACTCAACACCGTTACCGGTACTGACAAAGCCAAGGCCTTCAGCTTCCGCGAAGTCGATTGAAACTTCATCGGCCAGCCATGCCGCAATGTCTTTGATCGCGTCATCCAGCAAAATCTGCGTTGTCGCGGGCATGCTGTAAATCTCTTTCATGTTGATAACAATTTCTTTCAGAGCGGGAGTATTGGTCTCGGCTCGGGTTTCTTTTTCCCCAACCCAGCCATGACTGTTTCCGCCCTGGCCGACAAATTTCTTGTAGGTATCGGCGGCAATGGTCATGGTGTTACAAATTCTCCGCATGGCGGACACGGTTCCCGCAATACGATCAACAGCCGCGTCGACTTCAGCCGGAGCCGTAAAATATCCGCCGTCGGGATCGCTCAAGGTAGACAATTCGGCTTTGATCGACAATTCTTTCAGGCCGTCACTAATCCCGGTCTTAAACCATTTTACCCATGCCTTCTCGTGTTCGGATTTAATGGTATTGGGTTCTCCTCCGCCCTGTCTCCGCGCCATTGCGGTTTCCAGAGCGAGAACCTGGTCTTTCATTTCGGAAATAGCGGAAATATCTTTATTGATCCTTTCCACTTTTTCGACAAGCAAAGGATCAGCGCTGCCTTTGCTTTCAATCGCTTTGATTCGGGTATCGTTCTCGGCCTTAAAGGTTTCAAATGCACGGCCCAGCGCCTCAATCAGTTTTTTTAATTCGTCCATGTTATTTTCCTCCGAATATTGTTAAGGTTTTTAATGCCGCTTCAATTACCGCTTCATCCACTTCCTCTTCCATTGCATCGACTCGCAAGCGTCCCGCAAGCATAGCCTTTGCTTTATGTCTCGAAAACCCGGCGTCTCGCAGGGCTTTTTCCGCATCTCGTTCAGTCAATTCGTAATCCGGTTTTAGATAATCCGGAACATTTGCATAAACGGACAAATCGAATTCAGATTTAACCGGCTTACCGGAATCAAGGATCGTGTCAATAAAACCTTTTTCCTTTGCTTCCTTTGCGGTCATCCATGTTTCTTTGTCCATCATTTCCTTCATTTCGCGCTTTCCGGTTTTTGTCTTTTTGACATTTGCATCAAGAATATTCCCATCGATCTTTTTCAATAGATCGACCATTTCCATTCCTGAATTCTCGTCAATCATTGCCACGACCCACGCATTATGGATCATTACCATTGCACTTGGATATGCTTCTGCTTTTCTTGCCGATACCACAAGAGACGATGCAATTGATGCTGCTAAACTTTCAATCCTTACCGTAACTCCACCAGGATGATGAGCAAAAACATTTGCCAGAGCCATTCCGTCGAAATAGTCACCTCCGGGTGAATTAATTCTGGCTAAAACTGGTTTGTCTTTTATGCCTGCCATTGTACGGACTAACTCCCCGACATCGTTATAAGGCCAGCCGATCACATCGTAGATAAATAGCTCCGGTTCCGGTTCTGATAAATTATTAATCGAATACCAATCCGGTTTATTCAATGGCTTATTCCAATATGCCGCGACCATGTCCGCGTTTTTTGAGTTTCGATAATTAAGTCTCATCTACTTCATCCTCCTGATCTGGAGTCGGAAATGACTCTTTTGTTTTGTCCGGATCTTTTGTTTTGTCAGATTCTTTTATTGTACTCGTTCTGGTTTTGTACGTATCACCGCCCGGATACGGATTCATATCCATAAGTTCGCGACATTCATTCGGAGACATTATTTCCGTGTTAATGGCAGTTTGAAAACCGGCCATTTGTTCGGCAAAAGCTCCACGTTGCAAACCTTCCATTCTGATCTTGATATAATATTCTTTGCGTTGTGCTTTTGTAAGTAAATCCCTAAACATTGTTTTTTCAATGTTCACGGCCAGCGGAGTCAGCGCGTAAATAATAAAGCCGATTGAAAATTGTTCCGCACTTGCAAAAGTAGGAGTACTGTCTTTGCTCGACATCACTGTTAGCGGCATGCCGAACATGAAATCTACAATTTCAGACTTCTGATATTTTCTGGTCTCAAGAAATTGTGAATCTTCTGGGTTTATGCTTACCGAAGTTGCTTTCATGCCTTGTTCTAAAAGCATAACCCTATGAGAATTGTCAAGTCCGCCGTAAGATTCTGACAATGCTTCTCTCGTGGCTTTTGGATCTTCAAGCTGACCTTCATACGACACAATCATGCTCGGATGGGTTCCGCTTCCAAAATGACGTGCTCCAAATCTTTCCGTTGCCAGTCCCAGGCTTATGCTTTCACGAATATATTGAATGGGATTGACTCCCGTATATCCGTTGATTGTCATTCCCCTGAAATGTGTTATTTCAGTTTGCGGTATATCAAAGACCGCCCCATCAGGGAATCGACATTTATAAATAATAGAGTAGTCAGGGTTTTGTTTTACTTCCTGAACTATCCCAGGAGCAAGCGGTATGATTTCCCTTATATCTCCTGATATTTTATTAGGACCTCTGGTTTTAAGAGCATAAAAATTACCCCTTAAAGAAACATGGTTAATTAGCATGCTCATAAATTCGGCGCTGGTCTGCCATTCGTTAGGCATATCATGGAGTAATTGATATAGGTAAAAATCTTCTGCTATCTCACGATTTTTACCGGACTTGCGCATAACATGGACGGGAAGCATCGCCATTACCCGGCTTAAAATATTGACGCAGCTATAAACCGTGGCATGCCGCATTGCGGTTTCACTTGATACCGGAATTCCGGCCGAGGTCGATCCACCGCCGAACGCTTCCCGCGTCACCCGGTCTAATTCCCTGGAGTCCATTGCTTTTGGCCTTACCATTCTGGACACAATACCCATTATTTAGACTCCCGCATCAGGTACCCGGTAGTCAGCATCAACATACCGACTACGCTAAATCCAATCCACGGCCTTAGAAGCCATAAGCCATATCCGAGCATGGCCATGCCGCCGAAATATAAAACATCTCGGATACCGATTGCTTGCATAGGTAAAACAAGTTTTTTTAGAAACTGTAGTATTTTCATAGGCTTACATAGTGTTTCCCGCGTTAAATATTGCTTCAAATAAAAAAACACCTCTAAAAATTGCATAATTTTCCGATATAATTAATCGATTGTAAAATACAGTTGATAGAACTTGACAGGAGTTGTTAATGTTTTTTTGAGGATATAAAAATAATAGTATGAGTTAAAACAGTACTTTGAGGCAAGAAATTAAAGCGGAATGTGATTATTTTTCGATATAAAGCGGTTTTTTCATCTCTTTTTCAGGTATGCGCCAAACACCGCCGAATTTCACGGCTCTTATTTTACCGGAATTTATATGGCGGTAGATCGTCTGTACGGACACGCTATAAAAAGCGGCGACTTCATCCGGGCGATATTTTCTTTCTTTGACCACGTCAATCATTTTATTCTCCTATCATTCGTTTTTGGATTTCTTCAGCCGTCATACCAGCATAAGCAGACGCCTTGAATTTCTCTTCTATAATCCCGAAAGCCATTACCGACGCTACTATGCCGTCAATCCGTCCGTTTGATTTGTTCTTTGATAATTTTCGATATCCTTCATCGTCGATCATTACAGCACTCGCCGCGTTCCAGGTTAATACCGGGTTACCGACATGCCTGAATGTGCGTTCCAATAGCATAAGCTCAAATTTATCAATGGCCGGAGTCATAGACCGCGCCGCCTGTCCGAACGGCATCATTTTTATACCGGAGTTGGACTTAAACTCCCATCTCTTCTTGTCCTTATCCCATTTTCCAATATTTAAATCGATATCCTCTTTATCGGCGAACTCGATCAAGTCTTTAATCCGATCCCGGTCATATGCTATGCCTACGATATTGTATTTTATACTTTTCTCATAAATAAATCTTACCACTTCTGTTTTGCGTATCGCTAAACCCTTAGAGGCAAATATGTATCCAGATTTTCTCCATGCCGTGTACGGCACATGGTCTTGATCTTCTTTTTGCTGTAGATTTTCACCAGGAACCCATAACCAAACCATAAGCCGCCACAATTTATCTTTTACGGACGGTTCAAAAAGAAGAGAGAATGCAGTCAAGTCATTCACGGCCGATAGGTCAAGGCCGCCCCAGCATTTTCTACCTGTCAAGGTTTCTTCATCAAATTCTTTATCTTCGCACCCGGCCCAGGCTTCCATTGATAGGGCAGGATTTTCAGCGCCTGTCCAGATGCAAAAATTGAGACGCTGGACAATGGACATCTTCGCAGGTAGTCCTTTTGCTTCGACTATCTGCCCGCGCATATATTCATAGCCAGGTAATCCGTATTTTAAGGATGGGTTTACTTTTTCCCATAAGCTTTCATCCGATAAATATTTATCATCAACAAGATCCTCTTCATCAAGCGAACAGATATATGAAAACATTTCATCGTTTTGAAGTTGTTCACATGCCACCTTTACGCCCATATCATGATACTGCCAGCAAATACTTGTCTTGTCTGATCCGCTATTTGTGATCATGAATCCAAGCGGTTGCTCTCTGGACTTAAATCCTGACCTTAAATTTTCTACGACCTTTCCATTTTTATGCTGCCATATCTCATCTGCTCCAAACATATGCGGCCTTAGCCCGGCCTGATTGTCTTCCGATGCTATTACTCTGAAAAACGATCCGGATTCTAAATGCGCCAAGTTCCAAATCATTGATCCGACTCCAGAGGGAACCAGCCTTTTATTAAGTTCTGGGGACTGCTGATAAAATGCTACCGCATCCCTAAACATGATCATTGCTTGATCTCTATGCGTAGCGCAGGCGTATATTTCCGCGCGTTCTTCTTGGTCAGCAATAAACCCTTTCATCAAGACTCCGGCGCATAGTGGAGATTTCCCGCTTCCTTTAGGCGTCTCTACGTATACCAACCTAAATCTTCTCTTATCATTTGATTTACGTTTCCATCCGAATATTGATCCAACAATAAAATCTTGCCAATCAAACAGTAGAAATGGCTTTCCCTCAAACTGCCCGCCGTTTAGATAAAGAATTTGTTCAAAAAAAGATATCCCTTCCGCCGCTTCATGAGAATCATAATAAAATCCGCGTTCGTGGGCGTGATCTAAATCGTTCAAGTGGCGCTGACAGGCTCCCCGGACATACGGCCCGGCGGGAATAGACCCGGAGACAATTGTTTTTGCGTAGGCTGTGGCGCGGTCTGATTCGGTCATTCTGTAAACCACCACCATATAAAAAAACAAATAATAATCGTTATAATTGTCTCAATAAAACTCATTTGTTTCTCCTTTATTTAAAGCTCCACATCTATCCGTTTATAATTCTATGCCCACTTCAACGTTATAAACTTCCGATTTTTTACCCATGCACATGTTTAGGCTCAAATTTATACCAGTCACGCTTAGACTGGTTTCTGCTTCAAAATCACGTATGATTTTTTTTATTGAGTTCTCCATATTTTGTTTCAACTTTCTAATTTCTTTGATTTCCATGTGCTCTCCTTTTTATAAAGTTTAGATATTTCAACATCACCCTCGATAACTAACACCTGATTTTCATATCCCATCTCTTGCATCCGCAATTTAAAAGCCTTCAATAAGTATTTAAGGTCTTCTACTAATAATAATTCTTTAACCCTTAAAATTACAATGTCATCCGGCTTCAGGCTTAATGACTGTATTTCATAAGTTATATCAAGCGGTTTATTTTTTTTCATTTAAAAAATCTTTCCTTTTCGCTTTGTGATTTTGGTTTTGGTTCAGCGACCTTGACGCGGGCGCGGCTGCTCGGCGTCATCCCCATTTCGGTAAGAGCCTTGATCATCTGCTCTTTAGCTTTATCTGCTATTTTAAAATATGGGTTTAAAGAGGGAAGGCCTGATCCGGTTGTTACAATGCTCCCATCTTGCTTCTGAACCGTTCTGGTTATGGCTGAAAACACCATTCCCTTTTCCTGAATGATCCGCGCGGACTTCGCCCAGATAGAATACGACTCACAATAGAGGGCAAAAATGGCTTTATCAAGATTGGTCAGCATACCCAGGGGTTCAAGTTCTTTGACCATGCGCCGCCATTCTTGCTTTGCTTCTTTATCGAGATGCTTAGGGCATTTTGGAATATTGGCAGGCGGGTGCGGCTCTCCGTCGCGTGGCGGCCGGTGCGTTAAATCTGATCCGCCCCGGATATCGATTATCTTGCTGGGTATCGGTTTACGACCTCTCATTTTCCTCCCCACCATTTATTCGGGTCAAGCGGTTTCCCGTTAATGTCACATCCGGCCAGGTGCCCGCGGTGCTCCTGCCTTTGCTTGTGGCGGCTATGGCAATGGGCGCATAATGCCTGCCAGTTGGCCCGAGACCAGAACAGAATCTTATCGCCCTTATGCGGCTTGATATGATCCACAATCCGGGCGGGTTCGTGGCGCCCACGGGCCAGGCAGATCACGCAGAGAGGATTTTTAGCAAGGAAAGCTTTTGCCGCCTTGCGCCAGGCTACGG